ATGCCTATATTGTTTAGTGAACCTGATAGATACAATGGTGATTGGGAATTTTGCGATAAACTTATGCAAGGTACAGTTATTGCTCAAGTAGGTACAACACAAAAGAGAACATCTAACCCAGTACCTAGAGGAGTTGCTAAGATAGGAAACCCACTTGACTTTCTATTTGAATGGCCAGGAATGGTTGGACCAACTAAAGAATTAGCAGAATGTACAAATGGAGTAGGAGTAATTAATACAGCACCAGAGATAGATGGTGTTGTTAGAAGAGTACCATTGTTAATGAGAATAGGTGATGAAGTTTATCCTAACATGGCAATCGAAGTAATAAGAGTTGCAGTAGGAGACCCTAGTTATCAAGTTAAAGCAGATGACTTTGGTATCGTTGCAATGAGAGTACCTGGTTACGATACTATAAAGACAGATGCAAACGCAAGAATATGGGTAAGGTGGAATAAAGAATTTAAAACTATATCAGCAGCCAGTGATGATTTTTCTGGTGCAATTGGAACTACTGTTATTATTGCCATGACAGCAGAGGGATTAGGTGGTGTGATTGCAACACCAACGGGTGAACAATACGATTATGTTATATCGGCAAATACTTTACAAACAGTTTTAGATGGCGAGACTATTAAAAGATTTGATAGTTTATTTGAATTACTTGGTGCGTTATTGTGGACGATTATAACAATACTTATCATTAGATATTTAGCATACGCATGGATTGGTCTTTACTTTGTAATATTCTTTACTGGTGCAATTGCTAAAACATACTTTGCATTTACTCATTATGGTTATCTATTAGATGTATCATGGGGTATGGTCATGGTTGCAATAGTTGGATTTCATGCTACGTTTTTAAGATTTATATTAGAGTTTAAAGCAAAACAACAAATAAGAAAACAATTCGAAAAGTATCTAGACCCTAGACAAGTAGCAATATTAGTTAAAGACCCTAGTAAATTAAAACTAGGTGGTGAAAGAAAAGAAATGAGTTTTTTGTTTATGGACATTGTAGGATTTACACCAATATCAGAATACTATAAAAACAAAGATGACCCAGAGGGATTAGTTGAAGTTATCAATGATTATCTAAATCGTATGACAAAGATAGTATTAAAGAATGGTGGAACAATTGATAAGTACATGGGTGATTGTATTATGGCATTTTGGAATGCACCACTTGATTGTTCTAATCATGCTGAAATGGCAGTTAAAACAGGTATTGAGTGTGCTGAAGAAACAGATAAGATAAAAGCAGAATTTAAAGCAAAAGGTCTACCTGATATCAATATAGGATCAGGTGTCAATACAGGTATTTGTATTGTAGGTAATATGGGTAGTGAAATGAGATTAGATTATTCAGTTATTGGTGATGCAGTAAATCTAGCTGCAAGATTAGAGGCACAGACAAGAAACTACAAAGACGAAAATGGCAAGGTAACACCTCTATTATATTCATCATATACAAAAGAACAATTAGAGAACATTAAATCAGTTGAAATAGATAAGATTAAAGTCAAAGGAAAAGAAGAACTGATTACTATATACAAACCTAATGTTTAGTATTTACGAAAAAATAATAGGATATTGTTTATTAGGTTACATGTGTTATATATTGGTTTGTATGATATTAGGTACCTTTGATATCATATAAATAGGTCATGGCAAAAGGATTATACGGCAACACTTCAGATTATAGAAAATCAGCACCTAAGAAGACAACCATAGGTAGTAAGAAAAAGAGATATCACAAATCATCTTTAAATAAACAAAAAAGACGTAGATTAGGACTATAATCAAAGAATCACGTAAAATAGACACGCTCAGCGACACGCTAGCGGGTATTTTAACCCCTTTTGATAGTAGGATACCCCCCAAAAATACAGTAAAATCAACCTTTTTTAATGGTTGACAATACCCCCACAACCTGATACATTATAAGAGTAACAGAGAGGTTATTATGAAAACAATAAAACAAGAAGAAATAGAAAGTCTAAAAAGAATAGAAGAGAGGATAACTATTGCAAAGAAAAAACTCTTTTCTAAAGGAAAGACTTTATTTGAGATAATAAGTGAAAATTTAATTGACAAACAACTGAGAGGTAATATATAATGCAAATTAAACTAGGTGATATGATAACAGACGACAAAGGTAGAACAGGCGAACTTAATAATATAGGTATCGCAGTTAGTAAAACAGATGTTGCCGCCGAAGATGATAAATCTTTAAGTGCGAAAGAATATGATACTGATTTAGGATATACAGGTGCAATAACATTTGGTGGTTCTAATTGGTGTTATTTTAATCAGATAAAAGAAGTATCAACAAAAGATGATTCAGATGTTGATATTGCAATTGAACAAGCAAATGAATGGTGGAAATAATATGAGAAACTTTTTAATAGGAGTTGTAATAATGTTATTAATTATAACATCTACGGCTTCAATATTGATTGTAAATAAACTTAACAGTATTCATCAATCTATTACAGATTTAAAAGTTGCAAATGAATTGTTAGAAGACAATCTAAATAAAAAAGTACATATCAAATCAGATAAGTTAGATCAAGTATTAAATGACTTTATGATAAATGCTTTTAATGCGGCCAATCAAGAATTATTAAACAAAAACAAATAGGAGGTCTCTTGAGACAAGAACAAAACAACAAACCCAGAAAACAATTTAAATCATTTAATAATAGTTTTAATGGTAATAAAAAGAAAAAGGAATTTAAAAAATTTCCTAAAGATGAAGGTCTTATGGTAACTGTTCGTGGTGACACAGAATTAGATATGACTAAGGCAATGAAAAGATTTAAAAGACTTATTAAGGAGTCTGGTATCTTACAAGAATATAAAGACAGGCAAGTTTTTCAAAAGCCATCTGAAAAGAAAAGACTAGCAAAACAACAAGGCATTAGAAACTACAAAAGAGAAAGATCAAAACAATTTCGTGAACGAGGATACTAAAATACCCAATAATGTTATTAAGGGGCCTTGGTCTCTTACACAGACATTAAAACAGAGAGCATCTGGTAGTAAAAAAGATTGGGCAGCCAAAGAGAAGATGGCTGCTGATTTTGTATTTACCGAAGAACTAACTGAAGCAATGTGTGTCAAGATGATAACTTCTTTTACAGATAATAGAGTGCCACTTGATAAACAAGAATTTCAAAAATATCTACCGTTTATTAATGAAGTAATTAAGTCATATATTATGTTAACTTTGGGATATACACATCCATTACAAGACTTCATTAAAAAAATAATGATAGAATCAACCCTTGACAAAGGGGCAGAAATTAATTATAATGTCTTAGATATAAAAACACTAAAAAGAATATTGAAAGACTTATATGCCAAAAAATAAAGAATATCACTTTTATAATGACACAGGTTTTGATGAAAAGATTGAAGCCTTAGGATTTAAAAAAGCAGTAAAATCAATACAAAATAAACTAGACTTAAAAGTTATTGACTCTATTAATGTAGAGTATATAAATAAAAAAGGAAATGAAATTGCTCGTGCTGTCAAAGTACCGATGGGGCGTAGTAAAAAATTAGGTAGGTAAAAATGATTATCCTTGATATGAATCAAATTAGTGTTGCTAGTTTGATGATGCAATTGAATATGGATAAGACCGATGTTGTTGATGAAAATATGGTAAGACATATGATTCTCAATTCGGTTAGGATGTATAGAACTCAATTTGTCAAAGACTATGGCGAATTAGTTTTAGCATGGGATAGCAAACATTATTGGCGTAGAGATTATTTTCCTCACTACAAAAAGAATAGACGTAAGAATAGAGCCAAAGATGGCAAAGATTGGGAGTCTATCTTTAATTGTTTAAATAAAATTAAACAAGAATTATCTGATTTCTTTCCATATAAAAATATAGAAGTGCATGGTGCAGAAGCAGACGACGTAATTGCTACTTTGGTTAAAGAATATCCAAATGAAAAAATTATAATTGTATCTGGTGATAAAGATTTTATTCAACTACAAAAATATTCTAACGTTACCCAATATAGTCCAATACTAAAGAAATATGTAAATGGGGAAGACCCAGCAGACTATATAAGAGTACACATACTTAAAGGCGATTCGTCTGATGGTGTGCCAAATGTATTGTCCAATGACGATGTATTTGTAGAAGGTTTAAGACAGAAACCTTTAAGTAAGAAAAAGATTGAAGCGTGGAAAGACGGCGATTTTACAGGTAAGATAGTCAATGATAATGTAATTCGTAACTATGAACGAAATAAAACTCTCATTGATTTAGAATGTATTCCTAGTGAAATATCGGAAAATATTAAGACCACATTTCAAGAAGCCAAATATGGCGACAAAAGTAAATTGTTAACTTATTTTATTGAGAATAGATTAAAAGAGTTAACTGAATCAATAGGAGACTTTTAATGTCTAGAGAACCAATGAAAAACAATATGGGCCAAGTTATGGATAATAGTTCAGCAACACTATTATTTTCTGAAGTGCTTGACAAGGTTCACAAAGCAAAAACTAAAGCACAAAAAGTAAAAATACTTAGAGATCATAATAATGCATCTTTAAGGATGGTAATTAAATCTTCATTTGACCCTAAAATAGAATGGTCAATGCCAGAAGGTGATGTACCATTTATGCAGAATGACGCTCCAGCTGGAACAGATCATACTAGATTAGCAACTGAAGCTAAAAAGTTATATCACTTTATCAAAGGTGCAGATCATGATACACCTCAAGCAAAGAAAGAAACAATGTTTATTCAAATGTTAGAGGGATTACATGAGTCAGAAGCTATCTTACTTGTAGCAGCTAAAGATAAGAAATTACATCAAGTGTATAAAGGTTTAAGTAAAGATGTCGTTAAAGAAGCATTTAATTGGAACGATGAATTTGTAAATCCAAAATTACCGTAATGAATATCAGAGATAAGAAGTCGGTTAAGATCGGATATCAACAGTATGAGTTCGATTTCTGGCCAGATACTTTTTCATCAACCGAAGAAGCAGAGGGCGAATTCTTTGCAAAAGATAAAAAGATAGGATTAAAGTCTAGTACACTTGGTTCTATTTACGGTGCTAATACTGTTATACATGAGATTATGCATGGCATAGCATATCAATATGGTATGTTAAAATCACTAGATAAAATTAATGACGGTGAAGAAAAAGTTGTTAATACTATGACAAATGGTTTAATGACAGTATTTGTAGATAACCCTTGGTTGTTAGATTATTTAAAAGAAGTGATTGAAAATGAAAAATTAGGAATTGATTTTAATGACAAATCAAAGAACTGATTATATAGAAGTTTATCACAATAAACTTACACCAACGGCATGTGATTCAATAGTAAGTTTTTTTAATCAAAATGCTTTATGGAATCCGTCAACGTTTTCTAACAATAAAGAAAACACTGGTGCGACTTCTAAAGTCGATATGAATGAATATTGGATTACAGATAAAGATCAATACTATGACGTACTAAAGAAAACATTTAGATCAGCAGTTGACGAGTATATTAAAACACATACACGTATTACACCTACAGCATATACAGCTTTTAGAATGAATCATTATTCTGAAGGTGGGTTCATGAAAAATCACGTAGATAATATCTATCGTAGTCATGGACAACAATATGGTTATCCACATCTAACATCATTATTATTTTTAAATGACAGTTACAAAGGTGGTGAGTTTATGATGTTGGATGAATCATACAAACCAGAAATTAAAAAAGGTTCGGTAATTGTTTTTCCTAGTAACTTTATGTATGACCATGAAGTTAAAAAAGTTACCGAAGGCAATCGTTACACTATTATGACATGGATTATGTAAATGACATATTGTTCAGGCAGACTAGAACATCAAAGAGTATTTCCTACCCACATTTTTTCATGCGATAATTTTTATCCATGGCACAAAGAACTTCTAGATGCAATTCATTTAGGATATGAACCACATTTACCAAATTGGCAATCAAGACCAAATCTACATCAATCAAATAATTTCAAACAGTTTGCAGAATATATTATTGAAGCAAACAAAGAGATTATTAGAGATAAACTAGAATATGAATTTGATGATATTCGTATTACTGATATGTGGGCGAATGTATTGAAACCAGGTGAGTATCATGCCCCTCACACACATAGCAATAATAGTTGGAGTGGTGTATGGTATGCAGACGCAGAGGACACTTCTGGCATCATGTTTGCAGACCCTAAAGTACAAGCAAATGTTATAGAACCATCTATGAAACTAAATTTAGATAATGCAACAGTATTATCATATGGGTCAAAAACTAACCGAATCTATCTATTTCCTAGTTGGATATATCATTGGGTACCCGTATTAAAGGGGAACAAAACTAGAACATCTGTATCTTGGAATATTCAAATAGTAGGAAACGTAGGAAAATCAACGGCTTTTCAAAGTGCTTTTTTTGAATAACACCCTTGACAATACACCCTAGATCGTGTTATATTTAAGAATAAACAATAGAGAGAGGTTAATATGACATTAGTAAATAAAACAGCAGATACATTATTACACGGTATCGATAACATGATGGCAGGTGCCAAAGAAGACTACATTAAGATGTCAACTGTTGGTGGTAAAGAACTATCTGGTTATTCGAAAGAACGAGTAGAGTCTTGGGATGACGTGACTAAAGTAAGAGTTGGACAAAAATATATTAAGATTGTGCATGACACAGGTGTGTTTGCATTTGTTAATATTCACGATAATGCTAAATTCAAGAAAGGTGATATCTTGAAAGCTGCGGGTTATAACAAACCTGCTTTAAATCGTGCTAGAGGAAACGTATTAGAGGGAAACTTCCATATTCAATGGACAGGTCCTTTATATTTAAAATAACAGAGAGGTTAATATGAAACATTTATATGCAATAATATTTTTTCTATCAGCAATAGCTGCGGTAGGAAGTATCGAAGATTGTGGTGGTGCTTGTATGGGTAATGAAAATTACTTACTTGCAGGTGCATCTTTCATAGTTATGATTTTGAGTGGTATCATGACTATTAAAAAACAATATAACTAATTTACAGTTTGACTCTTGCGACCTCTCAACCTCTCATCATCAAACGCAAGAGTCAGAGTATCCATATATTATGAGAGATTTGAACGGATACTCTTTGGGGTGGAGTCATATCCACCCCAATTTTAAGTTATGAATAAAAGACAAAAATTAAATAAACTAAGAAAAGATCACTACAAATATATTAAGTCTCTTGGAGTTAATATAGATATTGACACAGGTGAGATAGAACATTATTTTGATGGGTATGAAATGCCAGATTTATCTTGTAGACCATCACCACCCACAAGTGATAGAATAGTTGGGCCAACGAATAAAAAAATGTATCCACAATTAGATTTACCAGAGGGCAAATGTGTAACGATTGCTTACAATAAAGGTGGATATCAATTAGTAGATAAGGAAGATTTATAATGAAGATAGCAATAATAGGATATGGAATAGTAGGTCAAGCAACAGAGAATACTCTTAAAGCAAAATACCTAAAAGACATTGTTATACATGACCCAAGCAAAGGTCATATAGGAAGTTACCTAGATGCAGACTTAATATTCTTATGTGTACCAACAGATACAGTAAAAGCATATTTTAATGATATACCACAAGAAAAACATCATGACGTTATTATTAGATCAACATTTGATTTTGTTTTACTCGGCGATGAATTTATGTCAGTTGGTGTATGGCCAGAATTTTTAACAGATAGAACTTGGGTTGAAGACTCAAGAAAACCAATATGTAATATATTAGGTGGAACTCTTAAACAATTAGAAGTGTTAAATGAAATTACAATCTTTGACAACTTTTATCATACAACACCAAAGATTGCAGCTATGATGAAAGTAGCAACTAATTCTTTTTACACAATGAAAGTTACGTTTGCTAATGTGCTGAAAGAAATTGCAGGTAATGATTATGCTGAATTACAAAAATGCTTAGCGAAGGACGCTAGAATGGCTGCAGATATACATTTTCAAGTACCTGGCCCAGATGGAAATTATGGGTATGGTGGAAAATGCTTTCCAAATAATTTAGAAATATTTAAAAAGTTTTCTAATGATGCTAATTTTTTTGCATCTACAATTGAAATCTTAAATAGAAAATATAGAGGTAAAGAATGAGTGCGACAATACCAACCACCATATTTCCTATATACTTTATAGTGGGGGTGATAATATGTACTCTAAGTTGTATGATGTTCAAAATAAATATTATTGACAATAACACACGAATCAGATATTATTAAGTAAGAGGTATGAATATGAATTATATAACATCAAAATATGGCAATAGGGTTCAGAATACAATTGCTCGAGACATTGTTCGACATTGTATTAATAAACTTATGCCAAGAATGAAAACTTTAGATATATCTGTTTACTTTAAAAAGATACCAGAAAAAGAAAATACTGTTGGTACATGTTTAATGTTAGATAACAATAGAACTTTTGAAATCGAAGTGCAAAAAGGTTTAACTTTCGATGAAATTGTAAAAACATTATGTCATGAAATGGTACACGTTAAACAATACGCCAGAAACGAAATGACTGATTCAACTTGGAAAGGTCAGTTAAGATGGCGAAATAGATTTATTGATAAAAATATAAGTTATTCTAAATTGCCATGGGAACGTGAGGCATATAGAAAACAAAATACTCTTGCTAAAAGTTATTACAGATCGGCAGTAGATTAATTATTATGGAATTATATTATGGAACCTTGGCGACCAAATAGATTTTTTCTCTTCATAACAGTTTTAATAATATTGTTATACTCTATGCAGAGTATGGCAGACCCTTATGAACATTGCGAAGTTAAAAAGATAATAACTTATGACGGTAAAGAGATCGTTTCAGCAGAAATAGGGTTTGTTTGCAATAGTAAATACGCTATTGACAATGGTGGGGTAAATGTAGTAGAATTACCTAAGAATGAAACAAATGAACTTCCGATGGTTGTTTCGTTAAGTGAATTTTATAACGATTGGATGAATTGAGGAATATATGATTAAAATTATAATGGGTATCGTAATCGGTATCTGTATAGTAAAATTTGGATTGTTGCCAGACATACTAAATTTTCTAAATGAATCTGGCACAATTGATAAAACAATAGACACATTGGAGGGTCTTAAATCATGAAACACTTGAAACTAATATCAATGTTTATTCTTGGTGGTCTTGTTTTGACTGGTTGTGCGGTGAAAAGTCCGACAACAGCAATGCTTGAACATAAAGAAAAAAAAGTAAATCAAACAATACTTGAAATTCCAAAATGGTATAAAAAACTTCCTAAAGATAAGGAAATAATTTTTACTGCTGGAGCTGCAACTGCACCTGATTTACAACTAGCTGTTGACTTGGCAACAATGAATGCTAAGTATGTTTTAGCAGATAGAATTAACGGTAAAATGGATGCGATGATTAAAACATTTGTAACTAGATTAGGTACAGATGACGATATCAATGCTACAACTCTTACAGAGTTTGAGAAGGCAACTAAAAATGTTGTTGCGTCTGTTGATGTCGCTGGATATTACCCAGAGAAAGTCGAAGTACATAACAGTGGTGCTCAATATACAGCATACGTCTTGTTAAAGTATTCAGATATCGAGGCACAGAAAATAATTATTAACAGAATCAAGAAAGATCAAATGGTCTATTCTAAACTAAAGTCTAAAAATGCTTGGATAGAACTTGAAAACGAAGTTAATAAAAAACTTGATATGGAAGAAGCACAATCTTTAAGTAATCTTGAAAATGGTATTAACGAGATCATTATAAAGAAAGATGTTGACAAAGAACCAACAACCTAATATAGTTATATCATAATGAATATTTTTGAGTTACATACTAATCCTAGTATATGTGCAGAAATGCATTGTGATAAACATATTGTCAAGATGCCGATTGAGTATGCTCAGTTATTGAGTACTGCTCATCGGGTTCTTGACGGAACAGAATATATTGGCGAAACTAAAACTGGTCGTAGAGCAAAACGATGGCGACTAGATGATGAACGAGAAGATATTTTATATAAAGCATCACATGTAAAACACCCAGATGGTATATGGTTAAGACAAACTTCAGGTAACTATTACAAATTATATTTTTTGTATATGTCTGTACTTGCAGAGTTTAAACATAGATACGGAAAGATACATGGTGCAAGTAAACCATCTTTCTTATTACAAAGATGCCCAATGAATATTCCACATGGGCCAGTAACAGAATTACCACAATGTATGCCAGATGAGTGTAAAGGCAATGATGTTATACAAGCGTATAAGAACTACTATATAAATTATAAAAATGAATTTGCAACATGGAAAAATAGGGAGGTGCCAAATTGGTATGACAAAGGACTTAAAGAATTACGTAGTTGACGATCAACCTAAAATACAACCAGAGAATATGTCTATCAAAGACTTAATATCTCTAGTCAAAAATTTAACAGAAGCAAATAGATTTCATCAAGAACAAAATGGTGAGTTAAGAGAAAAGATGGCAACTGTTAGAAAATTAAGAAGAGAAAATACTGAATTAAGAAATTTATTAGAATTAAAAAAACCTTTAGTGTTAACCGAAGATATGGAAGTTAAAGAATAATGCCAACTTATCATATTAGGAATACAGAAACAGATGAGGTGTTTGAAGAATTTTGTACTTACGATGAACTTCAAGAATGGTTGAAAGATAATCCTACTTACAAACAATCCCCTACAACAATTAACATAGTTGGTGGGGTCGGTGATAACGTTAAAACTGATGGTGGTATGAAAGAAGTAATAAGTAAAATTGCATCTTCACATCCAGCATCACCCCTTGCAGATAGATTTGGGTCTAACGAATCACATGGTAAATTAAAAGCAAGAAGTATATTAAAAAAGCGAGGAATAATAAAATGAGGAATGAACTAATAAAAGCATTTCAATCTTATGCAAAAGGACACATAGATAAACATGTTGCAAACGTAGAAGTATTGCTAACAAAAACTATGGGAATTGCAGAGCACCCAGATGTTATTGAGACAATTGAAAAAGAAGTTAAAATTATTGCTGACTATGATGATCTACTAAGTATGGTTGATAAATACTTTATAAAGGACGATACTAAGAAAT